TTATGGATAGATGGGCGTCGGCAAATAAACTTGAATATAGTCTGGCATCTTTTCATAAAACACATGCCAGCGGGGGTCACCCACCTCAACTTCTCCCAAGAACGAATAATAAATTGGGTCTTGTGGGCAACAGAAATAACTAACAATCACTGCCTCAGTATCATCTGCAAATTGAACATGCATATTATTTCCCCTTAGAACGTGTACCCGTTTATATCAATAACAAATTGGGCCACCGCGCCATTTGAAGCGGCCTTATAATAAATCACTTGTGGGGTTATGATTGGTATCTCTGGGAGAACGGTGTTTAATGTTACTACCGCGGCTGATTGCATTAAATGTTCATAAATTCCTGACACCGAGGAAGCTACAAAAACCTGATTATTTGCCGCAGATGTTGTTGTTATCCCAATCCAACCATTAGTGGATTTAGCATTTACAGGAACAATCCCTGTTAAACTGAGTACAATATAACTAGCCGGTAAACTAGCAGATGTTGTTGCTACTGAATTTTGCGTAACTATTTTCCTGCCTTGTTGATACCCGATAACTAACTGGCTGCTGGCTGTTCTCCATACGCTAATTAATGCTGAGGCTGTATATCCTGACGGCATAATCCCCGCGCATACCTCCGGAGCTAATACTGATGTTGTATTAACAGCCAACAATGCAGATGCTTGGCTTGATGGGTTGTAAATCGCATACAGCGCGACGAAGCCAGCAGCTGGTACCGTGCCAGTGTCCATCCCGCCAGCGCCAGTTGTGCCCAGGTTGATCGTTTTGTTTAAGCTGGTCAGCTTGTACTGAAGTCCACCTAGCGCCGTTTGCACGATTAATTCATCTGCTGTGAAAGTGGCTGTAGATGAAGCCGCCGTAACGCTCATTTTTGCATTGCGTGAAGTACCCACCACGCCAGTTAATTGCGGCAAATGGGCCGCATCGCTTAAATCAAGGTTGGCAAGAGTGGCGGCAACCGCTACTGGGCCAGCCGCTGCAATTTCAGAAAGGTTGCTCGCTATTTTTAAGGTGGCATCACTTACTGTTTTAATAGCTTTTGGTGTTGCAGCTAATACTTCACTGTTGCTGTTTGTGAGACTGCTTAACTGTGTAATACCTGCAGTAGTTGTTGATGCTGCGGGTAAATTAGCATTGGCATACGTCTTAACAGCCAGCTCCAGATTTGTTAGTAGCGTTGCTGTATCACCATCATCCAATACATCATACGCTGAACGGTTCGCAATAAATTGAGCCAGTACCGATGCCACAAATGCAGATTGACGCCATACTTTATTTAACTGCTCGGACTTTGCCACGCCAGAAGAGAAGCCGCCAGAACGTGCGGCTAACGCCTCATAATCTGCCTGCGCCATTACATTCGATTCAACGCCAAGTCCGAACGGGAGAATTTCATTAGTCATTTGCTGCCCTTAATGGTGAACCCCAGGATGCGCTATCGAATCCTCGGGAATATTCGTTATCTAAATCGAAGCCGAATAACGCACCGGCCTCAGTTGAAATGATGTAATTTGTAACGCCGACACCGGCCGGTTTAACGTCCAAATATCCCTGAGCAATGACCGCTCGCATCACTGATGAGATTTGCTCACCGGCAATGTAAATAGTCATGGTCATGTCAAAGTTATCGACGGCGAATATCTTTGTGCGCCCGTCAGGGAAAATGCTTTGATAGATGTCGCTTAGGGTTTCTACTGTGCCGTCCCAGTGGTTAGCTTGTATTTTTGCCCGAAGTATCGTGCGGTACGTCTCATCGTCCAATCGAGTGAAGCCTGTTAACGAGTCATACGGCCCTTTCCAACTTCCCAGATCAAAGCCCAACCCATCAGTATCCAGTGAAAAATAGACATCCGTGATTGGCGTTTTGATATTTCGGCCAATCCCCACCCACAGACCGACCGCATCCTCTTGATTGCCGATTGAGCTATCGAGGTCAAAGTCATTTGTAAGTTGGTTTGTCGTCTGTTGGATACCGAGGAACGGCGCTGTGATTAGGGATATATGACCGTAAAACTTAGGCTTATTCTTGTGATAGGACGTGATGAGACTTTGATATTTAGTCTCACTCATTAAGTCACCACTAAAGTTATATTCTCAGGCACACAAGCTGCTGCGTCGTTGAATGCTATTTCGATATTACTTTCAGACAGCGCAATAGGGGATGTGCCAATTTCTAATAGAGTAATATCGTAAGTCAGCCGTTCAATGCTACCATTTAACTGTGCAGGCAGATCGAGCCGCTTAATTCGTACCGGCTCGCCAATTTCTATTGCGTTAATATATTCAACTATTGAGTTTTTAATGTCAGTCCCAATAGATGAGGTGTAACCCTGTAGCGCTTTAATTTCTAGCCTGACATAAATCTGCACCGTGCCTTTTCGGAAGAAATGAATGGGGTGAACAATCCCATACCTGTCTGTAATCGGAATTGTGGTGGTCCCATACGTCCCAGATCCCGGCCCCTTTTTCAGGGCGATGGCTTGAGCGATTTGTGTCGCGTCACCGCCATCAACAACAATAGAGATTGAGTGGCTGGGTATTCCGTTTGTGTCTGTAATGTTAGTGTCATTCTCATAGCCGCGATATCGCTCCACCCCACTGATGCCAGCAATGGCCCCCAGAATGCCATCCAGTACCGTGCGTGATGGAAGTGCCACTGAGTCCGTTTGTCTGATACGTAACTCCGCATCCACTTCTACAGGCTTGCCCGGAGTCGCCCCTATGAGGTTATTGACGCTTAGCCAGCCTCGCGTCGGTGTTGCTATTTCGTTCACAGTATTGGCCAGTGCAACAATCGCACCTGGTACTGAGCAAATAGCCGTTGCGGTTGCCGTCCCATCCAGACCAATAATCACACTTACCGGTAAATCCCAGCGAACGCCATCAGCATCACGCGCGGCCCCATTGGTAATTTCCAGCCCAACATTACCCGTAATCAACAGATCAACGGTTGAGTTTGTCTCCTTATTGCGCTTAATGCCGTTAATTTTCACATTACTGGAAAGTCCATTTCCTACTGCAGTAGCCGGAGAGAATGAGTTATAAACAGCAATGGCGCTATTGTTCGCGTCGTGGATTGCCAGCGCGTAAATACTGACCATTTGCCCATCCTTACTATCAGCATCCAGATAACTGTCAGTGCCGTAAATATCCTGAAAATAACTCATCAACGTGCTGCGGATAGTCTCAAAATCGGGCGCAGTTATCCCCGTAGCGCTGACAATTGCATTCAGCCCTAACGTATCAAGGTTTAACATTTAGGCCTCGCTGGTAACGGTTGTAGTTCCGTAGATAGTGTCTATTGTTGCGGTAAAAGTGACGCGACGATTATCGCCGCTGTAGCTGGCTTCAAACTCCAGTATTGAATTAACACCCTGCGTATCAAGAATACGCTCACGGATAGCCAGGATATAAACATCAGACCGTTGCTTACCGAGTACCGACTGGATATAAGGCGTACCCTCAGTTAAATCTAAAAACCACTGGCCGCGCCATAATTCAAAGCGGGTTTTTACCGCCTGAGCGACCGCCTCCGGTGAGTTGATAAGGAATGTGTTATCACCCTGACCGAATGTGTAATCGCCGTTCTCGTCCTCTCTGCGATAGCGCATATCAATTTACCTTGCCTGAGTTGCCAGTACCTGGCTGCACGTCTTTGTGGGTGTGACTATCGTCAATCGTCTTGCCGTTAGAGGTCAGGGTGCCGACAAACTCAATAGCGCCAGTTATTTTCGCAGAAACACCCGCCGCCGCACTCCCCACCAGCCCGCCAAGGAACGTGAACAACCCATTAACCAGAACCTCGGCTGAGAATTCAGCCTTAGGCGTCACCACCTCAAGGCCACCAGGTGCCACGATTTTGATTTTTTTGGTCGTCGGATTTATTTCAAAGTAGGTTGAGCCATCGTCACTACGGAACTGCGCGGCGCTGGTGCTGATGCCGCTAATTTTCTTTGCCTGCGACTGGGGGCCAACGATGGCGAATGCATCCGATAAATCATGCTGACGCTCATCAACGGTTTCCTGTATGTCGCCTGACTGGTGCCAGAAATCAATACACCGATCACCAAAAACCAATAAGCACTCATCGCCAGCCTTAATGGGGAATGTCATGGTAACACCACCACCGCGCGGGAATACCACGGGAACGCTAGTCAGCACCGAGAGGTTTGTTGATTCCCCGCCTGACTCGCCCTTAATGCCGATCTGAATATCGCAAGTCACGCTGTCAGCATCAAAGGACTGAACAATCCCCGGCATCGATACGCGCAATTGAGACGATACTGATGATTGTAATGTTCGCAGTGTTTCGGCTAATTCTCCCGAACGGGAGTCTGTTGATACCGTCATGGAAAACCTCATAAAAAAACCCGCACATTGGCGGGTTAATATTATTTAGGATTAAAATCCTCTAAACTCAGAATCGCTTTTTCATTAAATACCAATAAAAAGCAGATCTTTAGCAGTGATACTACCACCCTTAACTTACTGATATAGGAGCCGTTAAAGGTTATGTCTAATGACTTATTCACAATTAAGCTATCTCCATCTATTAGTAGAGAATTACTCGATAGCATCAAACTGGTTATCCCTGAAACAGAAATGAGGGTATCAAGGAAGATACGGACGTGTGACGCTGTTGGTGCTGGTTCTACATTACTGAGTTTAACCATAGAGATAGTTAACTCTAAGGCGTTTTGTGCAGCGGTTGCAGTCGTTTTGTGTAAATGGATCAGTTCTAGAAGCAACAAAAAGGTAAAAATTAAAAAAGGTGATCGTATCGAGGAATACTCAAACCTTAACGCCAAAGAGTTGGCTGAAATTATAGAGAGAAACCAAGGCTTAGATTTAACCGTAAATCAGGATGACAACTAAGCCACTAAACGTGGCTTTTCTTAATCAACTACTTTCTTGCAGGGGAATGAACCTATAATTTTAGGTGCATCCATACTGTTTTGTAGGAGTTGGACATTCAGAAAGGCTTTACCATCACGTTTGATAAATTGGAAGCCGTACATGTTGCCATCGCGGGCAGGCATTAAAGCCATATCAGTTTTGACATTATCCCAGTCATCTTTTTGCCTTGGGAAGGTAATCTTTTGTGAGGTTACTTTCTCATCGTTAATATATGTCCAACCATCACCCGCTGCATGAAGCCTGAAATTGCCACACTGTAAATCGGCTAAGGCGGCCCCACTCATAAGCGTTAAGCTAATAGCCAAAAAACGAACTGCGACAAAATTAGTGCATCTCATGAATAGACCCTTTGTTGTGCTGACGATGAGTATAAATCCTTAGCCCCACGCGCCTCACACATCATATCCATATAAAACGGGTTGCCGCGCGTATCGCCAGTATAGCTAATACCTCTGACGATATACACTCCATCGGTCGCAATGCTGGCCGGTGGGTTAACAAGGCCGTTTACGGTCACGTTGCCATTATCGTTTTGATCTTCAAGCCTGCCGCCTGACATCTGAACATCGCGGCTGGAAAGTGTCGCACGATATACTGACTCTTGATTCAGTTGAATGAGGCCATTTAAGCGAATGTTAGGGTTGATCAGGCAACGAACGTTAACACCAGATCCAATGGTTTGCTGTGGCATGCTAATCAAGCCAGTGTTGCTATTCAGCACAATAGCCTCATGCACATACTTATCGTTCGGCACCATATCAACCTTGCCGTTCACAAACTGCCAGGTGGCTTTGCATTGCTTGGCGACGTTATCCAGATAATCCCGTGTCATGCCGTACATGGTTTTACCGCGAGGGAATACCGTTGGCGGCATTTCCGGCATGATGCCCTGAGTGATGCCGAATGGGGCAAGGTTACGCATAAGCAGATTGTTAATATCGGCCACGGTATAACCCGCCGCCACCGTCTGGTTTATTGTGGCGTTAATAAATGCGTTATGACCATCGATAGCCTGAATCAGAATAAAGGTATCTGTGGGATTATCTCTGCCCGTTATCGTGTACCGAATATCACCCGAAAAGATTTCACCATAGTTAGCATCTTCATTTTTCCCGTCTGGAGACGTTAAACCATCATAACCGGCGATCAATCTTAACTTTGAAAACTCGGTACCAGTAATACGGTTCACGGTATTTTGTGAGAGGTTGTAAATTTTGAAGATGGCCGCGCGTGGGAATGAAGTGTTGTACCACTCAATATTAAACGTCACTTTAAAATCAGTGAAATTAATCCCCTTACCTTCATTATCCAACAGCATCAACTCAAAGTGGCGTATCCAGTTCTTACTCATGAAAACCTCATAAAAAAACCCGCTCAGTGGCGGGTTAAATTGCGTGGATTGATTTAGCTATTCTGCACAAAATATAAATGGCTACCGGTGCCAAGGTTGGTTTTTGTCGGGTATTCCTCCCGGCTATCATCACTGAGCACAGCAAAAACACCATTGATACCCAGATCAGGATATTGCTCAATCAGGTCAACACCGACCACCAGCGGAACGCCGCAAAGCATGTCAGCGCCGCCGCTATCTCTCACGTCCATTATCCAGCCCGCGACATCACGATAGACAAGGCGCAGGTTAAGTGAGATTTCTCCAAGGGCGATATTGAAAAACTGATTATTGGCCGTTAACGGGATTTCTTGAACATTCATTTAAAGTTCTCCGTTACCCAATCAAGACCAGATTTTAGCAGTGAATTGTTTGCTGGGGCCGGTGCTTTGGTGCCGGTGTTTTGCATAGCCGAAGTGCTTACCCCTTCCTGCATGTTTTCTTTGTCGGCCACTTTGATCGACTCAGTTTGAGACATAATGACTTCACGCAGGGTAAGAACGCACATCAACACGTTTTCACTGGTTTTATCGGTTGTGACCTCAATGCCACGGATCAGCATGTTGCTGTACTTTCGCTTGCCGGTAATGACATCGAATGGCTGTCTACTTTCCTGTAAATCGCGGAGTTCTTGATAAACCTCCTCCGGGCTTTTACCCAGGCTCAAGCCTATCGTTGAGGTATCCACAAAATCCAGTAATGAGCCACCACCAGCAAAACCCACCTCCATTGTCACCTCAGGGGCACGTTTGTAGGCGTGATCGTTAACTGCGGCCCCAACCTCCACGGGGTGCTCTGTTATCTCCAGTGCGTCTTGATGCTTTTCAGAGATAATCACACTGGGTACCAGCAACCCAATTTTTCGCGTTTGCTGCCGAAAGAGGGCAGAAAGAATATCCATTCACCCTCCTATCGGGTTGGTGTACTTAATTGCTGAGTGAGCCTTGCATTGACATTGGTCTGCCTGCCGGCGACTTCATTACCTGCGGATACCGGATCAGATACACCCGTGATGTAGATGTTCGTTTCCTGCTGCAATCCTTGTTGTTGCATTCCACCAGCAGCGCGGGATATCAACTCACTACTGTATGGGTTGCGCCCGTTCTCATGATGGATAATGCCCCCCATCAGCGCCGACATTACCTGCGGATTCTCCAAATTTAAAACTGCATCAGGGTGAACGTTAAGCATTTTTGACAGTTGAGCTACATAAGCCCCCGTGTTGTTTTCGCTTCCAGGTGCCCACGTCGAAATAATATCATTGAGGGTTTGCAGCGGTTTACCCGTGGTCTTGCCAGTAAAGTAACGCATTAACTGTCGAGCCATGGCTTTGAGTCCATCATAGGCCGTCTCAAACTTCGCAAAACGACCACCAGGACGCTCCAGTGATGCACCGTCCTGCCCTACGTAGTTAATGTTTCCCGGATTGTTATTCCGTATTCCTCTCGGGTCTGCTGAATCACCCTCACCGCGTAACCAGCGGCCAACGCTTCTCGGATCAAAGCCAGTTTTATCTTTAACCCAATCGGCAGCGCTATTCGCGCTATCGGTTACGACTGGCATTGCATCCGGTTGGTCGCCGCCCTGGCTTAATAACAACTTCCCTATCCTGCCTACTTCACTCCAGTTACCCTCTTTCAATGCATTAATCAGGTCACCGATCATCGATAACATCTTGCCAAACTCGCCGAATTGCTTCGTCAGGTTCTCGATGTCACCTTTTAGCGTCCAGTTTTTCAGATTAATGTTGAGTAGCCTGGCAATCTCAACGCCAACGCCTTTAATGGATTTAGTTAGATCATCCATTCCTTTTAGCGCAGCGTTTATTTCTTGTTCCCACTGCCCCCAATCAATCAGGCTATTACCGCCCTCTTTCCAGGTTTTATAGTCGTCATACAGGGCAAAAATCGCCGTACCCAGCGAGAGCACAATGCCCACTGGCGATGTCAGGAACGCAGTGTTGAGTAAACGCCATGCCAGCAGCAAACCGCCAAACAACATAATGAGTTGTTGCGTTATCGGGTCTAGCTTTTTAAACCAGTTGATGACATCACCGACCGCCTGACCGGTGCGCCATAATACGCGCGTAACCGCATCCCCCGCCCATAGAACGCCCTTAATAACTTTCATCAACACTGTTTCAATCTTCGGCCAGTTATCCAGAAGTTGCTTGCGCAGAGAATCAATATCCCCCGCCAGCCCATCAGCCAGATTTGAACCTATTTTGTCTCGCGCCTGACCGAGCGTCATCGAGAGATCACGCATGGACGTCATGAAGCGGTTGGATTGTTTGGCAGCAACTTCAGCATTAAAGCCGATCTTTTTAGCGGTTAGCGCATACTCAGAACTGAACTGCCCCAGCCCCTTACGCATTGCCATTAGCGTATTTTCATCAATACCCAGCATCTGCGCGTATTGGTTAGCACGGTAATACGGCATGCTGCTCAGTTTTGCACTGAGTCCGGTAAAAATGGCTGATGTGTCGCGCATGCTGCCGTTCGCGCTGCGAGTCTGAATGCCAAGCCGATTAAGGAAACCCTCAGCACCCGGACTATTGCGAATAAATCTGGCGAGGCTTTCCAGTGAACCTTGCGCAGAGGCAGCATCTACACCCAGTTGCGAGGCGGCATAACCCAGCGCCTTGATACCCGCAACCGATGCACCAGTACGCTGAGAAGCGAAGTAAACCTTATCCAACCCACTAGCAATTTTGGTCGTAAAGCCAACAACGGCCAGCGCCGCCCCTTCGACCACTGCGCCCATCTTCAGCACATTGGCCGTGACGCCAGCGACCACAGCGGAGAATTTCTTCTCCCCCGCCTCATCCAGTTCAAAGCCAAGACTGACCAGGAAATCCTTAATGGTTTCAGCGTTGCTCATTTATCGGATCTCCACTTGTCTATTTTCGCCTGGTTCTCAGCCTCCAGATCGAGGTAATCATTCAACAATGCGATATCGAGTAAGTCGATATTCCCGCTTTTGATTTCCCCCATGGTCGTGAGCTGATGCTTTACCGGGCGCAAGATAAAATCCTCACCACCCGGTAACGTATCCAGCATTAAGCCGCTGGCGGCTCCACCGCGTCGCTCTCTTGGAGTTCGCGCAAAAAATTTCCCATGGAGTCGCCTACCACCCGACCAACAATTTGCAGCATTGCCATCAGATCAATGTCATCAAACATCAGTTCGCTATTGGTGAAAATCGGGTTATAGGCGCTGCCGTGCTTTCGTGACACTATCGACAAGCAGGGGTGAATAATGGCGTTGCAGTCCTCGTCGCTAATATCGGAAAGTGACTGGGCGATACTGGGTAACGCCGTTTCAATCGTCACGGTACCGCTTCGCAGGTCTTTGAGGATGCCCGCCAGTAAAGGCAGCAATTTACGGGATACTTTCAACTGCGCGAATACGTCGAGTTTCTTAGAGCGGTACTCGATACCTTTAATCGTGAATTCCATTAATTACTCCTTAAAAAGTACCCAGCAGTTGGTCAACCTTGATGCAGTCAAATACCCACGGCACCAGTGCGCCGTCTTTGGCGTTATTGAAATCCGGCTGCTTTTGGAATGCACAACCACGCGCCGCGAACGTGTCACCGCTGGCGGTATTGCGGATAAGAATGATGTTGTTGCCCCACGTCGCACTCGATTGAGATTGCGCGTTATACATGGCCGACAATTTGCGATTGGTCGGACTGGTTTTCAGCAGGTTTACCGTCACTGTGCCACCTTTCCCCGCGTGCAGACTGTGCATACCCTCACCGTCTGCACCAATGGTCATGGTGTTTTTATTCTCGATCATCGAGGTCGTGATACCCTCTTCGGCGACGGCTGCGCCATAACCCAGATCGAATGAACCGCCTACACCAGTAATGGAGGCGGTAACGTCCATAAAGCTATAAGTAGACATTCATCAGCTCCTTAGCGGTTAACATTGATAATGACATCGGCGTAATGAACAGCACCGGCCATCTTGATTGCGGACTGCATCACTGGCGCTTTACGCCCTTCACGGTCAGCCTGTGCCTGTGATGCCACTGGCGGTGCGTACACGTAAAAGCCTTTGGTCAGCGTGTCACCGGTTTCCAGTGCACCAAAACTATCACCACCCCATACACCCGGAGCCACCAGCCCGTTAGTGACCGACTGATCCAGTGATTTCTCTACATTGGTCAGCAAGCGAGTCACACCTGGATCTGTTTGTGGAATTTTGGTAGTGCTGGTAAATAGCAGATTGTAGAGGTTGTTCTGTACGTAGTTCTGCAACCAGTCGAGGCCGTGGCGCTCATCAAAGAAATCGCCATTGCACATCACACCTTCCTGAATAATCGCCGTGTCGTTGTCGTAATTGACGAACACATTGCAATTCTTCGCTTTCAGCGCATTGGCTTGCGACTGGGAAAGTGATTCAGCGGTAATGCCCGGTTGCTGTTTAAATTTCAGCGTGATGGTGGTGTTATTGCCGTTAAAGTTCACGGTAAACGCACGACCAAAGATAGAGGCTGCGGCATACGGGCTGGCACTGGAATACTGCACCAGGGTACGGGCATATTTAGCCGCTTTCAGTTTGCTGGCGATATCCGTATCAATATCCGCATCCAGCGCAGTAGTTACCTGTGTGGTATGTCCGTAAACCCGAGAAACATCATCACTCTGGATAAACGAGGCAATACTGATCACGTCTGTATCGCTTAATGATGGGTCGGCAATAACCAGCCCATACCAGCGGGTAGACATGTCAGCCAATTTATAGATGCATGCCTGAATAGTTTCACTCGTCAGACCTTGAACCGGCAGCGCACCTGCGCTCTCAATCAATCCTATCAGTACAGAAATATCGGTGCCGGTGGTATTGGCAGAACCGTAACCAACCGCCGATGCTGCACCCGTGGTTTTGGATGTGATGATGAAGCGAGAACCATTCCAGATAACGGTTGCAGTGGTGAGTTTGTCAGCCACGCGCGCGGCAACACCGTTCAGATTGGTTTCCGCTGACCAGTCAACACCGGTTACTGTCTTGACCGTGCCATCTACCGTGATTTTCATCGAACCATCTACCACGGTGGTAAAGTTAGCCATAAGCTGCTGAGTTGGGTTCAAAATCGCCCCCCGCAACAGTCCGGCTGCATCCTCTTTCACCCATCGGCCGACATAGGAATCAATCGGTTGTGGGGATTGCTGATAATACAAATTAGCGGCTTTATACTCGGGCGCATCCAGACCAAAGTCAGATGCGATATCTGTCGCGCTTGAATAGCTGCGCAGACGTTCGTGAGCATCGATAACAGGCGACGGGCCAACCACCAGCAGGGAACCAAAGTTCCGCGCCATGGCAGCACGCACAGCCATATTCACCGTCACATTGACGATGTTAGAAACAGGTAATCCCTGCGACATGGTTATTCTCCGAAGAATTTAACGGGGGCGGAGGTCAGCGACTTAATGCCGTACTCGCGTATTACTTTGCGGCGCAGGATTACGGTGATGTCGTACCGCCGTACCCACTGGTTATTAATGAGTTCGGGGACGTTATACATTTTCCCGCACTGCCAGAGCGTGAGGCCGAGGCGCTTTAGCTCATCATTGTTTTGTGAGATGAATATCCCGGCACGAAAGCGTGTAGCTGTTTGCTGCCCGGCTGGACCATAAAAACAACATAAAATATTTAAGCTTTCATGATCCCATTGCTGGCTGCTTTCCTCCCCCGCAATAAGGGCGGGGTAAGCGTCCTGATTAAAGTCCGATATGCTAAAGCCACACCAGGTGGTTCCGTTTTGGGGTATCTGTGTTTGTGGATCAGTCATGCGGGGAAAAACCATCTTGGCCGGTAATCCAGAGACCGCCCTGATCCACCTACTGATTTCCCGCTCCAGTTCCTCATCGTAGAGGGGAGGCGGCCCTGTTGGTGTCAGGTAGCCCGCCGTTGTGCTGTCGTTACTCAATCGGCGTTCCTCCGTCAAAGTCCATCAACTCGCAGTGTGCTTGGACAAACCCAGCACCATACGCGGTATAGGGATCGACAAAGGTCACTCGGTATTTTCTGCCTCGGTATGTAACCACGTCAGCATCAAGCCCTGGTTGCCCTTGGGTAAGCCGGAACTGAGTCACAATGAGAATGGCCCCGTTAATGTTCTGCCCCGCCTGCATGCGCTTGGCTTCCAGTGACCGGTCAACCGTCACAACACCGCTAAAAGGGGTGTCCTGTGGTGTATTTGTCGTAAACCCATCATCATCAACCGTTTGCAGTTGCCGGTGACATACCAGCGTGGTGTCCACGAAATCAGGATCAAGAAGCACCTCTGTCACATCAAGAAATGGCATTACTTACTCCTTACGACATAGGTAATTGAGCGTAAAAGGAACCCGTGAGCGTAAAGCGGCTTTTCGCCAGGGATACCCTGCGCCCGTCTATTCTCGAGTGTTTTCTCTGATAGTGGATGCAGCCTGTCACCGTCTCCGATCACCTTTTTCGCCGCATCCCGGGCAACCATCCCCGCCTTTTCCAATTCACGCTTGGCCGCATCCTGCTTACCCTCAAGTGCCAACTCTGCGGCGGCTTTCAGGTGTCCGGTAGTGATCTCCTGTGAATCTTCAATGCCCATATCCAAGAACGGGCGAGGCTCTAGTGTGACGGTCTGACTGCCAATCTGTATCGTGGCCCCAGTGGATTGCAGATAGCCAATTTCTGCGTTGTTCAGGGTTTCCCCTTCCTTGCGCGTCGCATTGGCCTCTGGAATTCCCACCAGCACATCCATTTTTGAAAGGGCGCGTAGAGAGGACAAAACAGACTCGGCATTGTCCTTTCTGACCTTCAACCCGCTTTTCATAGGATTTGCCTTCCACCCGCACCAAACATCGACCACCACCAGAAAAACTCACGGCCGTAATCGGTGTTATTCCAAAAACCGGCGTCAGGATTAATGATGCCTGAGACGTCATAGCTGACGCTGACCTTATCAACCGACTTGGATGTCGCCACACCACCACCGGAGGTATTTACGCCCCTCAGTGCTGCTGATGCTGTGCGCTTACCTCGTAATTCAACGTAATGCGCCGTCATTAACTCAGCCAGATAAACAAACTTATCCCCAAACCTATCTTGATCCAGAAGGTCATCAGCCATGCTGAGGTAAAAGTTTATTGAGGTGTTGGGGTAACGGGTTGTATCGGTAAACTCAGGGAAGCTTTCGCGGAACTGATCACTTGTTGGAAGTAGACTGTTTCTTGGCATTTGCGGATACCTTCTCGGCTTCTGCTGGCTGCTCGTCAGTCTCGCCAGATGTCGATTCACTGGCTGATTCAGCGGTTAGGCTTAACACCTGTGCTTTCAGACTGGTTATTTCGTCGTCAAGCAATTTGACTCGCGCAACCAGATCGAGGTTTTCTACCTCTTTAGCCAAGTCGGATTCATCGAGCGGTTTTGCATAGGCGCTAAATGCCCAGTGTTTTTTCACCTCGTCAGAAAAGCCATCGTGGATGCCGGGGGTTAATGTGTAATTAGAACCATCAGCTAGGTTAAGAACCGAATGACCCGATACGATATATTTCATTTCAATACTCCATGAAAGGCGGGTTTCCCCGCCACAAATCAAGCTGCTGGGACATCCAGGTAAGCGATGGTGTTCGAATATGGGGTTTCAACTTGCCCCAACTTGCCGTAGTACACAGTAAGCTGCTGCATACCACGATATTCAAGTGGGGTGCTCAGCAGTGGAACCATTGGGAAACGAATATATTTCTCGTCTTGTGTGTACGCAACAATACGGTTAGCACCACCAGCGCCACGGCCATTGGCAAATTTCATGGAGACGATCTCCAGCGGAACCCCATTTTCTTGGAACGCGATGGTGTTGATTTTCACGTATTCAAGAACAGAGATATTCCCTGCGGAAGAAACCTTTTTGCTTGCCAGTAGCCCGAATAAAGCCGGGGCCAGACCTAACTTGCTCGGACAGACCGCATAACCAGACCGCACCCATCCGTCAGTAAGTACCAGGTTAATATCCTGAACAATCACATCTGGATCGGTCGTTGCAGTCCAAGGCGCAGCAGCAGAAATAGCAGCGATGGATGGAAGGTTTAACAACCCCGGAACGCCGAGTTCTGTATCACCGATATAAACCTGCTCATCAGTGTCCATGTTCCATTTAAGGCGCATCCCTTCATACTTCTGCGTATCGACTGGACGCCCAACCTGTTGCGCTGAGGCGAGTTCCAAAACTGTCCAGCTCACCTCTTGCCCCCATGGTGTCAAGTTGTTACGTGTTGGGGTGATATCAAGATTCATGCCCGGAATAGCGGTTGAGTTTTTCCCCAACCAGTTTTTACCGGTCGGATTTGGCCCACCCACGCTAGCAAAGTCGGTGTTGGTGAAAGATGAAACTTCATCAGCGATAGAGATATCACTGCGTAAAGGCATGTCACGCGACCACTTCACAGAGGTCAGTGGCATGTTCAGTGTTTGATCCATGCGCTCCAGTTCGCCAATCAGGAACGCACCGGATGAATCGATAGTAGCTCGGTCAATTGTAAACATTAATTATTCCTCAAATATTGAAGGCGATTTCAAGACGACCATCAGCATCGCCTGGGCCCATTGCCTCTGCCATTACCAGCCGAGGTGTGTTTGTATCCGTTGCATCCTGAACAAGAACAAAAGAACCCACAGGGCTTTGCGTAGTGCCACCCGCGACGCGAACGTAAATTGGTGCGCCCTTTTTAGCAGTAGTGGCATTGCCAGCAGTCACCTTCACGCAAATGTAACCACGTTTCAGGTTGTCCCCGACCGGGTTAGCGTTAACTTTGAGATAAGCAAGGTCGGACTGAGAGGTGATTGGGAAAGGACGAACAAAAATACCTTTCACCAGATCAATGGTGTCGCCGCTTTCAAGTGGGACGAATTTGTCTCCCACGTATTTACCCGGCAGCCCATAGTCGTTAAACATCTTTTGGTTATTCAGTGTTACTGGTTCGATGGTTGATTCACGAGGACGAGTGACTGCCCCGGCAATGCCCATAGGCATCCGGTATGTATAAGCATTTCCAGACATGGTAATTACCTTATTTGTTTTTGGCCCAGTGAGCAGCGTAGATTTTATTCAACTCTGCCGGAGAGGCGTGTTTTGTATTAACCGCACCGTCTACCGTGTGAAGTGACTGTGGAGTGATTTGGTTTTTGGCTTTATTCAACGCTGCCGCACCATTGAAAACTGCATCTACAGTGGCTTTCGGTACCTTGGCGTAATCCTGAATGCCAAACGATTTCAAGTAGGCGCTATCACCCGTGCGGATCGCGTTGTTCAGTACCTGACGTTTCAATCCTTTATCACCGGTTGGTTTGAAACCAGGACAAATAATTTCAGCATCAGAGATGATATTTCGGCGATAGGCGGCATCAGCAGTGACTTTCGCGTCCTCTTCCTTATCTTCATCAGTCGTTAACACGTCAGGATCGGGTTCTGAATCCGTGGTTTTCCCTTCCAGCGCAGCAATACGTGCAATTAAAGCCTGCGCCCATGCGGGAACGTCTTCATCAGTCGTTTTGTTCTCGGGTTCGAGTGCGTTGTCCGTAGTGGTGCGTTCTGTTGCGGGTAGCGCTGTAGCCTGTGACGGTACGTTAATGTTAATGGTGTGACCGGGGATTGAATTCATGCCATCAGAAGGCATATCCGGCGCTTCGTCGATAAGCTGTTGTAACGCAGCTTCATCTTTGGTTTTAATGGCTTTCGCCAGATTCTTAAGCCATGACATTGCAGGCTTCTCCTTTTTGATGTTTGGGGCTGAATCCCCGATAGCACAACGGACACCAGCCCGACCGCGTGGAATGCCAGCAGCTAGGTGGTTTCCTGTGATTTGGTATTGATTGCCCTTGCCAGGGGCGATTTGTTCATACAGCGCGTCATAGCCACAACTGACATCGGTCAGCCCTGAATTAACGGCATCAATGGCCTCCTGACGCTTGATCAGCACGTCAGCCAGCAACAGGTCTGATTTATCACCAGTACCTCTGCGTACGTTCTGAATGTGTCCGTGGGCCAGTTCAGAGAAGTTGGATGGGTTAACGAAAACGATATTGCCCTCGTCGTCCTCTGGATGCCCCAGTGTTACTGCGACACCTTCAAAGCTGGCTATCGTCTCCGGCGCAAACACTTCATCTTCAGTGCGATACACCAAAACCGAACCATCCGGCCCCGGAATAAGATCAACCTCTTCCGGTCGGTACCTTTGTGTGCCTGTTCGCGCAATGGCTACGTCTTTGCATAACAGTGAGCCGTCAGCCTGAAGAAATCGTGTATTACCCAGTTTGGCAGTGTAGAAATATCTCATGTGTTACCTGCTAAATTACGGGCATAAAAAAGGCCGCGATAGCGACCATTCGGATAAAGGATAATTGTGCTGATTTAGTGACTTTTTAACATAAAGACCCTTAAGCGCACCGGTGGAACACCTCTCACTCAATTAGCACGTTGAGAGGGCCAAAAGTTGGTATCAATTACCGAAAAATGGGGATATTTCACCGATAACATTTTGATAACAAATCGGGCTAATGGGTGTTGAATTAAATTCGATACCGTAAGCCGTATTTTCCTCATTTTCTCGGCGCGGGTACCTGCACCTCTGGATGACATTTACAGTTAGGCAAGCACCCTGCATGCCCCGTCATGCCGTCAAGAGTGGGTGGGTTAGCCCAGAGAACAAACTTATCTTTCATTTTTCGGTGAGACTTCCTTGTCCCCGCACCTTCAATACGCCACCAATACCCCTCAGAACCAACAGCAAGGGCGCGAGCCTGTGTGAGAGCACCTGTTGCCCGTCCTATCTCGGTACGTGCTATAAGACGTGCACGGCTTGCAGCAACGTCGCCGGACTGCATGATCATCTCGTACAGTTCGTCTGGCCGCTCACCATTAATCATTGCCTGAATGGCGCGATCCTGAATATCTTTTACCCGGTCGGCTGCTTCCAGCGGGAGTGACTTCATTAACTGGATTTGCCGATAGACAATATCCTGTGTCACATGACCTATAGGGGTGTTTCCCACCACATCACGCAAACCTTCGGAAATCTGTTGCGATACAGATCGCCACTGCTGCCACTCTTCACGCTCAACTTGCAAAAACATCTTTTGGGCTGCCAGAGCGGCCCAATCATCAATAACCTGAGAGTAGTCGATAAGATGAGAAGCAACCGTGTCAGCGCTTGCCTGGGAACCATCGTAAGAGCCAGTTACTATCTGGTTTATCTGGCTGACTATCCCCAGTAGGCTTTTGTTGTAGAGGATTTCCGAACGCCGGTGGAGCGCTGGTTTCAGGTTCATCCTCCGACCACTCTTTCTGCGCATTCTCGATGTCCTCATCTGTTATTGAGCCACCGATGCCGATCACATCTGACAGGTTGCGAAGGTCACTCAAAGCGGCTGAAGGAGACATGCCAACATCACGCACTGCTGTAGCCAGAGCGGTAGTAACATTGCTTGCCATGGTTGCGCGGTCAGTGTCCGACATTTCCCAGAGCTTGTTGAACTCGAATGAGAAATCATCGGGTAATGGCTCGCCAAATTGAGAGCGCCAGGTGATATCCAACAACCAGCGAATATGGCGCCGCAACCGTCGCTCCTGAAGTGAGTTAATGCGGCTGTAGTAGTTTTCCAAATCGCCATCACCAGTGCTAAAGCCCGATGGAGATTGACCAAATAAGCGAACTAATGGGATACCCGTTGCGCCAGAAACTTGCTCAGCAAAACGAAGAATGACGTCAGCAATACCTGCGAATGAGTAACTGTGCGTTTCAAACTTATCGCTAGCATCCATGATGGTCATGCCTTCGATGGTCTGAAATTCGCGGATCTTATCTAGGTGTATCATTATCGCTTTTTCAAGGTCACCACCCGCCGCCAGCGCCTTTCTTAACCCATCAATACTGTATGTGCGTAAGTGTGCTTTATGGATGAGTTGCGTAGTGCCTGCTGTAGCGGTATCAAACGCCTGGATACGTTCGAAGATGCGCTCAATAACCGACATTCCCCACCCGTTCTCTGTTATGGACTGCTGGAATGGTAGTGTGTCGCCCTCCATCCGAATGATGCGGGAATAATGAATCTTCCAGTTGGGTATTCCCTGCTGACTTGTGACTGTTTTATAAAACCGTGGCTTGCCGAAGTGAGGCCCATACTCTTTTACCAAATCGTTATATGTCGGCTTGACCATCCAGCGGTCAAGGCACATCACACCCTTAAACTGATCTTTAGTGATGGTGTCCAAATTTAGCAGCGTTGACATGTCTTGACCGTCAATCATTACCACCAAGAACGCGCCGCCATAGAGCCGAGACCATTTGATTGTGTCGTTCAACCCATCCCAAATAGCGGCTGAATCCCAAAAATTTTCGACTTTCCCTTTCTGTCCCGGCTGGAGTTTTGAGTTGATATTGATCCCCTTTCGGGTCATATCATCAGCAATAGCATCAACTGCGGCCCCAACCAGAAATGATGAGCGGTAAGCAAATTCTAGTATCACTCTATTGCGAGTGATGTATCCAGGAACATAGGTTCCCGCTGACTGGATGTTTTGCGTTTGAGCACCAATCTTTGCAGTAAAATTATTGTACCCGTCAGTAGTCCTAACGGGCTTACTCGCGCCGTTTCGGCGATTCTTACGGGCCATATTTCCTCACAGAACATTGTCGATCTAAGATTGTTTACCTATCGCAGCCCAAACATCCATCACAGTGACTTCCATTGGCGCATATAAGATCATCGCCGAATCTGCCAGGTTGGGTGACTTGGTGCCGTCAGGTTTTTTATCCACCACAATTTTCCCTACGCCATTAACTGAGTAGGTAGGTTGCGATAATTCAGAAGTTAATTTGGTCAGGTTTTTGAGGTTTTTCGGGATAGAGATAATGTCATCAGGATTGAACTCCATATTCTCTTTAACCGCTCGGTAAGTTTTCTGGAACCGAGTGCGCAGACTCCACCAGCCCTGTGCTTTGGCGTTCGCAAAGAAATCTTTATTAAGCCGCCCTTGCTGTCCGTTATCGCCGGGGACCGCCTCATCATCTGGGTCTGTTACGCCACCGCTACCACGGAACGGCGTGGCGACGATATGCCGTCTGCGTTGTTCTTCGCGTTGCTCGTTGATAACCCGAGCATCACCGCGTGCACCGGCTCCCAATCCGTCGGTATCAAAACGGAAAGTTTCGAGGTTTTGTGCATCGCAAATATCAAAGGCTTTCTGTACGGTACCGAAAATATCATCACCTTTGCCTGACCACTCCTCGATGCTTTCAAGTAAGAAGCCATGACGACCAGCAAACGAATTAGTGTCCTTGCCCTCGTCGGCAATATCGAGAGCACCTAAGCGCTGGCCAGTTGGCACAATACCCAACACCTCATGCGCGTTGATTGCCGCCTGCACCCATGCGGACGGAATCAATACGCCCTCAACAGAGGCGCTGTAGTTGATATCAATTTCTTGCGCCACGGTAACGGGGTCGAGGTTCTCAACCTGTTTCTGATACCAGGCATCATCTTTGCGCGGGTCATCGCGCCAGTGAAAGGTGAATACTTTAATTTTGCCGCTGTGCCGCCGTTCAGCGAATGAGTTAGCCATACCGTTTGGCGTTGATACGTCCTGCCGACAGTTGGTCGTAGCAGACAAAGACGCATCGACCAGATAAGGCCGCTCCAAGAACGCTGATTCATCGACTATGTAGAAGCTGGTGCGGTCACCGCGCCCTATTCCGTCCCCCGCCTCACCGGTCATGGCCGATTCAGTTTCTGGGAATAAGATACGCATGTGCGGTGCATGCTGCTTTAGGCTCCAGCCACCACGAAACTCAGTGGGTAGCAGAGAGATAAAATTTCGGGCTTTATCGAATAGCGACTTAGGCGAGCCGATTTTATCGACATACTCTTCTTTGCGAGAGCCGAAACCAGCGAACACACCACGATTGAACAGGCAAAGCGAGGAAGCCATGCCGACCGTCAACCATGACATCCCCATATCACGGGTTTTCTCGGTAATGCCTGGTTCAGCATTACGCCAGCGCTCGACAAACCACTCGATCCACTCTTCCTGCTTTGGGAATAATAAGAACGGGATACGGGCAGGCAACCCACGTTCAACGTTGCGCGGGTCAACTGTCATACCCCAATCAATAATGAACTGAGCGGGGTTATCTTTATAAAATGCTCTCATAACCGGCAACATTTCAGGCTGCTGACGAATGCGCTGCAGTCGCTCCATTCGCCACTCAAAAACCTGCATGTAGTCCGGGTTTTTGAAGTCAAAAGGGAACGGAATAGGCATGTTGGGTTTTACTCGATAAATGTGTGAATTTTGGGGCTTTTTAACATAATGACCGTTACCCGCACCGAGCGCATAGCACTCATCGAACAAGCAGCGTGAGAGGCTTATTTGTCAGGGTTAACGTGTCAGAGTGTTAGATAATTGAGTGCATAAACCATGCATAAAACACCCTCTATTTTGCATAGAGGATTTATCAATCTAACGGGCTATTTCTGGATGTTTACTATAATCAGCCCATAAGTTTGCGATACGCTTCGGCGGCTTCATCAGGGGTCATATTCACAGTTTGAATTGCTCCACCGTTCGGGCCTGTCAATTCTGTTTTCTTCGGTGCTTCCCACCCACGCATTTCAGCCAGTTGCTTGATAGCGGCTTTCGGATCATGCAGCTTAATTTTCAGTCCATCCTTGCCTGCCGTCAGTTCAGATATTGCGGCCATCTGCTCAGGCTTTAATTCGCTGGCATTTTTGAATGACCAGACAGACTGAATGATCGGGTTGCCATCATCATCTTCACCAACAACGTGAGTACCGAATGTCGCCAGATCAGCAATAGACGTTCGCCCCATCACTGACAGGCGCTCCATGGCTTCCTCAAAGGTCATGATGGCTTCGTTAATCGCTTCGTACTGAACTGACTGGAGGAAGGCTTGAACCTTACCATTTCTTACCATAGTGGCGGCCTTGGAGTGGATACCCTCACCCTTTGCTTTACCGCCAGCATTGCGGTAAGCCTCAGCCTGTCGGTCGCCATTTAGCAGACATGTGACAAACTTTTTCTGTAGTGGTGTCAGGGCATCGAAAAGCGCCTTTTGTTCTTCTGTTAGCGTCATTCCGGCCATGATTATTCCCTTTTACTGTTTGCCGCTACTCAACGAATGTCACTTTGGTGGTTATCAGTCGCCGAATGAGCCTTGCCGCCTCACGCTCCATATCACTGATGGTTTCAGGCGTGATTTTCTTTCCATGGTATTTGCGCTCAATTTCAGCGATCACAGCGTTCACATCCACAGTCTGTGGGGGGGTGACTTCTATATTCAAGCGAGACATTTAGAGTTTCCTGCTGGTTAGTGAAATATAACCCGGTATATTTTGAACACCGGTCGATATCAATACAGCGTGTTTATGCTGCTTTTATCGTTGGCCAGTCGCCAATATCAGAATTAAATAAAATGCCACCAGCCTGTTAATGCTCAGGGTGAGCGGTGGGCAACAAGTGGTAGCATTGCTTATCGTGTATTGTCGCAACCACTCATTGAATGGCTGCTGCAATACAGGCCGTCTCTCCGACTGTCACATCGCTTCGCCTACAACGGCTGATGTTGCCGCCAATGCCCGACTACAGGGTGTATTGGTTGTTTTTGATTCCACAGATACGCTCGATAGAGAGGTACTACGTCACCGCTAATACCTGTGGACTGCGACAACCCAACGCTATTGATGTATGAAGCGCTACCTGTAATGCTACTGTTAGTCTTTCAGAAATTCTTCAGTGGGGAATGACATCTCACCCATCATTAACTCAGCGCCAGTACTGGTGACGATTACTGTGTGGTGTGGGTGAACGTTTTCAGCCAGCCACTTAATTAAGGGTTTTGATGCTTCTTCGAAACTCGCTAGCTTTTCGTCTTTCATGATTAATTCCTTAAATTTTCAGGCGCATGTTATTGATGTGTGGTGCTGTTGATTATTAGCCGGTCGTCAGTGACAACCTTTTGTAGCGCGGTTACCTTCTCAACTAACTTGTCGGCTCGTTCAGCGATTGAAATAAGAAACCCGACATCTGCGTCTGAAAATCCGCAGTCTCTGGCTGCATCAGTGAGCTGTCCACTGGCGGGAGTAACGGGCATATCCCCAACTGAAGCGGCGAGACACTCGAAACGCTTTTGCAGCTTGATATTGCCAGCACGGTAAGCAGCAATAGTGCCTTTTGCTTTGTTCTCAGCATCTACTACCCCTTGTTGATATGCCTTTAATCCGGCTGATTGTGCAGCTTGAAGTTGAGCCTCTTTTTCGGTGGCGCTCTTTCTGGCGGCTATTTCTGTGTCTCGGTCTGACTTGTCACGCTTATCCCACTTAAGAGACCATTCCGAATCTTTGCTATCACTGCCCCACCGGTAACCACCGGCCACGCAAATAGC